CCGGTTCGCGCGCTGGTGAAGATTGGTCAGCCGATCCCGCCATGCCCGTTGGGCGATTATGGTGTTGATGAACGCGGCAATGCCGCCAAGCCAAAGCAAGGCTTCGCCATGCGCCTGCTGGATGGTAACCGCACAGTGCGGGAGTTCAGCAGCAACGCTGGCTCAGTTCTTAGCGCCATTGATGCCTTGCATACGGCTTATGAAGACGCCCCAGAACGCGGCCAAGGCATGTTGCCTGTAGTGCAATTTCAGGGGGCAACGGAGGTAAAGGGAAAACATGGCAGCAACTACACCCCGAATTTCCAGATTGTTAAATGGGTTCCTCGTCCCGCAGAGTTACCGGCTGGCACGCCTGCGGCTACTGTTCCGCAAAGTGTGGCTCCGGCTGCCCCCGCGCAGGCGCCTAGCCTACCTCCGCCAACGCCCCAGGCCGCCAAGCCTTTGCCTTTTTAAGTAGGTTTCACTAGCGAGGGGGCGCAATTAAAGGTTGCGCCCCTTAACTTTATTAAGGGGAAGAAAACAACATGCAGAACTGCATCCCACTTGATGATCCGGCCTACCCGCCGCACAGTGAATACCCCTGCAAAAAGCCGAGGCCACAATGAGCGCGCCGTACAACGCACCCAGCCTATCTGCGCCCGCCAAAGAGTGGGCGCTGTATTACCTGCGGCGCGGGTGGTCTGTGGTGCCAGTGCGGCGGGGGGAGAAGATACCCGCCATTCCCTGGCACCAATTCCAAAACAGACGCGCCACCGAAGCCGAGATAGAAGATTGGTTTTCCGATCCCACCATTGGGGTTGGTATCGTTACCGGCGCCATTAGTAACCTGATAGTCCTGGACTTCGACGGTAGTGTAGGCGCGGAAACCGAAGCCCAAATCTTACCGCGAATCGGGATCGGCCCAGTCGCCCTGACCGGGGGCGGCGGGACGCACCGGCTGATGGCTCACCCAGGGCGAAAGGTTCCCACCAGAACAGGCGTACTGCCCGGCATGGATGTCCGGGGCGATGGGGGCTTCATTGTCGCGCCACCAAGTGTCCATGCGTCTGGCCGCCAGTATAGCTGGGATGTTGATTACCACATTGACGATTTCGGGCTGCCAACGCTGACCGATAGCCTGACCGACATCATCTGCCGCGATGTTATCCACGGCACCGGGTCTGTAAGTGCTGTAACCCATGCAGCGGGGCCGCTGGGGCTGCCTGGCGCCATTACAGACGGCAGAGAGCAATACATGCGGGATACCGTGCTGGCGGTGGTCAGCGGGCTTTCTAAGCGGCTTGGCAGGCTGCCCACAGAGGAAGAGGTAGTGGCGGAAGGGTGGCCCCAGTACGCCGCCAAAGTGGACTTCCGGCGGCCTGGCCGGGGGGAGGCCGAATTTAGGATGAAGGTGCGATACACCCTGGACCGGGCAGAGCGGGGGGTATTGCGGTTGGAGCAACCAAACTCAGTTGCAACAGACAGCGCAACACCAAGTGCCCAAGGTGTTGCGGAGGATGTTGCGCCCGATGACGGGCTGCCGCTGGTCTATTTCACCGACATCAACGCCAATCTGGATGCTGCGGATTTCGTGGAGGGGCTGCTAACTGAAGGCGGTATGTCAGTTACCTACGGGGAAAGTAACTGCGGCAAAACCTTCTTCATGACTGACCTGGCGCTGCATGTGGCCAGCGGCATGGAGTGGAATGGCCGGGCAGTGGAAGAAGGAGGCGTGATTTACTGCGCCCTGGAAGGCAGCCACGGTATCAGCAACCGGGTTACCGCTTGGCGCAAGCACCACCAGATGGAGGGGGTTATTATCCCCTTCGCCATCATTCCCATCAGCATCAACCTGCTGGACCCGGCAGCCGATACCGAGCGGCTCATCACCGCCATCACCAAGGCACAGGGCGAGATGCAGAAGCCCGTTAGGCTGGTGATCCTGGATACCCTGTCTCGCGCCTTGGCCGGAGGCAATGAGAACGCGCCAGATGATATGGGGGCGCTGGTGGCAAACATCGACCGGGTACGCCAAGTAACAGGCGCACACGTCAATGGGGTTCACCATTCAGGCAAGGACACCGCCAAAGGGGCAAGAGGCCATAGCCTGCTGCGGGCAGCCACGGATACCGAGATAGAGATCACCAGGGCATCCAAGGACAGCCCGTCCGTCGCCACGGTGAAGAAGCAGCGCGACCTGGAAATCGAGGGCGAGTGGATATTCAAACTGACCACCATCGAACTGGGGCGCAACCGGCGCAACAAGCCCGTCACCTCCTGCATCATCACGCCAGCCGATCCCGAGGAAGCAAAGCCGTCCGGTCCAAGGCTCAATATGTGGGAAGCCATGGCTGTCCAGGCCCTGAAAGACGCCATCGGAGAGCGGGGGGAGATGGGTTTTGGCAACCTTCCAAGGGTCAAAATGGTGCCCGTGGACACCTGGAAGGCCAAGTGGTGGAGCCGTGCAAGCATCGAACCGGACAACAAGAAACGCGCAACATGGGCGCGCACCAAGAACAGGATTCTGTTGCTCAAGGTCGCCGTCCATGTGGACAATAAAGTGTGGCTTTATCAAGAGGATAGCGAAGAATGTCGCCAGGCGTGACCAAGAAGCGCAACACCGCAACAGAAAGCGCAACACGTTTTTGGGTGGTCGTGTTGCGCTTTTTGTTTCGCCGGGCTTATGAGCGCAACACCGCAACACGCGCAACACACACCTATAGGTGTGTTGCGTGTTGCGCGTTGCGGTCAGCTCCAAGTTGGGTGGGGTAGTTGGAAAGGGAGGGAGAGTGAGACATGGTGATGAATGGTGATTATCTGGCCCCGATCCCAGACACGGTGGGTAGTTGGGTTTGGCGACAACATAGTGCCAGGCGTGCGCTGGATGACGTGGTTGCCGATCTGGAGCGACGGTGGGGGTTTGAGCGGCTGCCGCGTCTGGTGTCGCCGGAGTTGCGGGAACGGTTTGTGGGCGCCCAGGATATGCACCGGCAGGCGACCATGGCTGGCGAGGATATGGCGGAGATGGACGCCATGATGATACGGGCATGGCGGGCCTTGGAAGCGGAGGCCGTTTCACGCGGGGAGACGGAGTTGCCCGGGGCCGTGGTGATTTGGCAGGCGGAGGAGCCAGAACGGGGGACCATCTGCCTGTGCCTGGATGACGAACACGCGCAGGCGTTGCTGGCGAGGGCGAAGGCGGAAGGGGTTAACGTGGAGACTTGGACGCTGGCGGAGGTTGGGCGTGTCGTGAAGGCGGTCACGCCACTAGCGGAAATTAAGCAGGCTTTCCCGGGGGCGACTGTGCAGGGTAAAAGGAAGCCGTTTCCGGTGGATGAGATACCGATATGAGGCGTAAAGGTAGGACAGGGCCAGAAGGCGATATAGGGCCGCCAGAGGGCCTTAAAACGGGCGCTGTGGTGGTTTCCTTTGGGCCTGATGTGGATGACCCAAATAAGACTGTACGGCGGGCTAAGAGGGTTTGGGCGCCTGATACGCTGCTGAGTAAGGGCGCCATTACTGCGGCGCACCATGCGGCGGCTTGTCGGTATCTGGATCAGTATCAGCGCGGGGTGTTGGGAGCGGGCAAGAATCGGTCTGTGGTGCCGATGCAGCGGAGTGTGGGGCCTGGCGGCTATCAGGAAACGCAACTTGCGGCGATGAAGGCATTTCGGGAAGCAGAGAAGGTGGTTGGCCTTACACTTGCGCCAGCCTTGGCGTGGTGTGTTCTGTCACACGGAACAGTGTCAGGCTGGGCGGAATGTAAGGGGTGGAACGCTCACAAAGCGGCTGGGTTTGTGGTGGCGGCCTTGGATCGGTTGGCTGAGCATTATGGAATGTAATAATTCCAAAAATCAGGGCAATTTCAAAAATCAGAGCCGAAATTTTTCCCGTTAAAATTGGTTTTTCTAACTAAAGCCTAGACAGGGGTAGTTTTGTAACAGAACCGAGCAAGGCTGCGCCATTGGGCGGAATACCACCATTTTTTGACAAAAACCGGCAGCCGCATCAAAGCGCGCTATCAAATGCACAATAAGCAAACACCGTGCCGAAAAAGCGCGATTTATAGGGCAGCGCGCGCATATTTATTTTGCGTGAAGTGATATTTTTTTCTTGACGTGATTCTGCGCCGCGATATCTTTCTCACCTGGCAGCGCATGGGGCGCGCCTATGTGGGAGAAAGTATCATGTGGGAAATTATTGGGAATGTTCTGGGGGGCGCCATTTGGGCAGGGTTGGTTTGGGCGGCTTTTGTGGTGGTGGGGGGCTAAGGAAATGGAAAATCGCATTTTTAGCTTTGATTCTGCCAAAGCCATAAAAGCGCATGGCTTTGGTTATTTAAACGCAATTCACTACATGGCGCCCGCCGATGTGGCAGGGGTGGGGAATCTCTGCCCCAAAGCCACTATCGGTTGCCAGGAAGCATGCTTAGGCTGGTATTCCGGCCAAGCAGGAATGGTGGCCAATGATGCAGATTTGAATAACGTACGGAAAAGCAGGATTCAGAAAGCGCAGCGTTTCATGAGAAACCGCGCCGCATATATGCGCGACATGGTGCGTTCAATTCAATTGGCCGAGAAGAAGGCGCAGCGCATGGGCTTGAAGCTTTGCGTTCGGTTGAACGGTTCAACCGATATTTCATGGGAAGGTTTAAAGGTGGAGGCCTATGGGCTTTCACATCAGAATATCATGGCGGTTTTTCCTCATGTGCAATTTGTCGATTATACGAAAATCGCATCTAGGCTAGATCGGCCATTGCCTGCCAATTATCATCTAACGCTATCCCGCACCGAATCTAATGATTCGGCTGTGATTAAGTTAGTGAAGGCTGGCCGTAACGTGGCCGTGGTGTTTGACGCGTTACCTGAAAGGTGGAATGGCTTGCGTGTTATTGATGGGGATAAGCACGATTTACGCCATTTGGATCCTAAGGGCGTTATTGTTGGATTGACGCCTAAGGGGCGGAAAGCCAAGCGGGATAAATCCGGGTTTGTTGTGCGGGGGGTGGCAGCGTGAAAAATAACACCCTCAAAACCCGCCAGCCAAAACGCGGCCTGGCAGATCATCCCGCCGTGATCGCGGCGCAGATCGGATATTCGGAAGCGCGCGCTGGTAAGCCGTTTAATCCTGATCGGTTTGCGGATCATATAGGGCAAGCCAATCACGAAATTGGCCGCTTGTGGTGTTTGAATATGCGCGTTGCTGGCATTGATCCGCCGCCATGGCCGTCTGGCCGGAATCTTCCCGCCATTGTGCGGGATCGGGTTCGGCAATCACTAGACCTAGTCGGCGGATGCCAACCAGGGCAAGGCGACGGAAAATAGGCCGGATTTAGTTATTTTTCAGCCCCGCAAAAGCGGGGCTTTTTTTTCATTTGGCGTATCATTAGAATCTAGGGATGGCCGAAAAACGCGAAGCCCCAGAATTGGTTTTGAATGGAAGAACGGCGAGGGTTGATACTTCTAAGCCACCTGGGACAATTTCTTTTCCATGTGATGAAAAATATTTTGAGATATTTTGCCAAAGGTTAATAGATGGCGAAAGCCTTAAGGCGATAGTCAAAGATCCAGAAATGCCTTCTTGGTATGCCATCTGGGACTACATGAGCCGCGATCCCGAGGCGCAAGCGCGCTACGCGCACGCGCGCGCGGCTCAAGCGCACTGTATCGCCCAGGACGCGATTGATGATGCGGTTGAGGGATCAGGCGACCCAGCGCGGGACCGATTAGCGTTTGAAGCAAGGCGTTGGTATGTGTCAAAGATCGCGCCAAAATGGTTCGGGGATCGCGTGGAACACAAGATCGAGGTGGGTGAAAGCTACATTGAAGCCCTGCGGCTAGCCAATGAGCGTCTACGGATCAGAGAGCGTGAAGCCAGGCGGGTGATCGACGTTGATCCGCACACCGGGGACGAGGTGCAGAAAATAGGAAACGAGTCCGTGATAGGCGAAGGTAAGAAGCGTGAAAAATCAAAGGGTTAGCTTGGAATTTTCCATAATGTACCTTATGCGGTTCCAGCGGAAACGATCAGCCTAGACACCCCCCCCCACCCGCCCCCCTTGCAAAAAAACCGGGGGGCGGGCTGACCAGGGCCATATGCAGTACTCACCCCCCCCTGGGGGTGGCCCCTTTAACCCCGGAGTCCCGTTCCACCGATGGCAGGCCGTCCCAAACGCAGAGCAAGATTAGCAGCCGAGGCCGCAGCCAGAGAGGCAGCCGAGGCCGAAGCCATGGC